CAGGAATAGCTACATTACTAGGTTCAAGCATTGGGTTTCAACCTTTTTCAGTTGTTGGCAACGGCAACACAACATATTACTGCATTGCAGATCAGTTTGGTTCTAACTGGGAAGTTGGTATTGGAACGTATACAGCTTCTGGAAATACACTTGCTAGAACAACGGTATTGGCATCATCAAATGGTGGAGCATTAGTAGTATTTACCGCTGGTATTAAAGATGTATTTGTAACTTACCCTGCTGAGAAAGGTGTTTGGCGTGATGCTTCTGGTAATGCTATAGGTTTAGGGACTCCTGCTGTATTTGTAGGTACTAATATTACAGGCACTGCTTCTGGATTAACTGCTGGTAATGTCACTACTAACGCCAATCTTACTGGGGCTATAACCTCTACAGGCAATGCAACATCTCTAGGGTCTTTTACTTCTTTACAATTAGCAACGGCTTTAACAAATGAAACTGGTACTGGTTCAGCGGTGTTTTCTGACAATGCCTCTTTATTAAACCCAACCTACACAGGCACACTCACAGGCTCTACAGGCATACTTAACATAGGCTCAGGCCAAGTCTATAAAGATGCTTCCGGCAACGTGGGGATTGGGACGAGTAGTCCTTATAATGCAACGACTGATGTTTTGACAGTAAGGCGCAATCAAAATGACATTACACAACTTTTAATTGATAATCAAAATGTTGGGGCATCTTCTCAAACACGTTTAGCTTTGGAAGCGTCTGGTGGAGGTTGGTATATTGCCAATCAAAAAACAGGAAATCCACTTACCTTTTCAAATAATGTCGCAGAACGCATGCGCATCGACTCCTCAGGCAACTTGCTTGTAACTTCTCCAGCAGGACTAGGCTACGGCACAGGCTCAGGTGGTACGGTTACTCAAGCTACTTCTAAAGGCACAGCCGTTACATTAAATAAGCCTAGTGGTCAGATAACAATGAACAATGCAGCTTTACTTCCTGCAACAAGCATATCATTTATATTTAGTAATTCAGTAATAGGGGATAAAGATTGTTTAATCACTAATGTATATCGTGGAGGCGGTGCATTTTATGAGGCATATACAGTTACAGCAACATTAAATGCTGGCGTATCTGTAATAACTTTAAAAAACGTATCAGCAGCTTCATTATCAGAAGCAGTAATAATTAGTTTTGCAATCATTAGGGGAGCATCAGCATAATGGCAATTTATCTAGCAGCAGTAACACACGACATTAAATCTAACACTTTGGAAGCAACATGGCTTGAAGAAATCCTTGATGCTGATGGTGCAGTTATTGAGCTTAAACGCACTAAATGTAGGAACTATTCGATTGAGCAGAAAGATGAATTTAATGCAGATACAGAAACAACTAAATATTCACAAATGGCGGAATGGTAAATGATTAATTTAAACTTAAGCGTACAAGAAATTAACCTTATCTTTAGCGCATTGGGTCAAGCACCTTACGCACAAGTGGCTGAGTTAGTTGAGAAGATTAAGGTACAAGCTGTACCTCAAGTAGAGGCTTTGCCCAAAGAAGAAGTGGCAGAATGAAAATAGAATGGTCTGAAGCCTCTACTAAACGAGGTATTATATGGGTTGCAACTGCTGTAATAGGAAGTGTATTTGTTTTCCTAGGTAAACCTGTAGACCAATTATTACTACTCGCTGGCGGGGTTGCTGGTGGCTTAGGTGTGATACTAAAAGATTAGGCTATGTCAAGAGTAGTTGGCTTTGTAGTTGTAATGGTATCAATATCTTTGAGCGTGATTGTGTTTGCCATAGTCCTTGTGCTGATGGATGGCTTGTACGATGACAAAGTAAATAACTCAGACATCTTTGCACTTATCTCGCCAGCTTTTCAAACAATTATTGGCGGTATGATCGGTATCCTTTCAGGCATTAAACTAGGGAGTGAGAAGTAATGCCTTATATATGGCTTGGGATTATTGTTGCAAGTTTTGCATCGGGCTATGGGGTATCCTCTGCACTAAGCCGTGCTGAAATTAAAGAGATGTCTAATAGTATAGACGCTATGAACCGAGAAGCTGACATACAACTAGCGACTCTAACTGAAGAAGCGGATAAGGTCCATACAGAAGCCTTGAAGCTTAATAAAGAACTGGAGGACGCTAATGTCTCAGCAATCAACGCAATTAATAGTCAGCACGATAGTTTTAAGTCTGTGCGCATGTACGACAACAGCCGGAAAAGTAGTAGTTGCACCACAACAAAAGGTGACGATACCAACTCCACTGCTGGAGCCGATGAAGATAGAACCGAACTTTCAGACGAACTTACGGAATTTCTCAAGTCTGAAGCCTACAGAGCAGACCAAGTAGCAGAGTATGCTAAAATATGTCAAAAGTTTGTGGTAGATAATAATTGTGGGATAACTAAATAATGTTTGGGCTAACTGCTTTTGCACAATCTCCACTTGCTGATTTTGAGCATAATACAACATCGTATGGAAATTATTTATACGCAGGATTAGACGCTAATATTCTTAATAATAGAAGCATAACTGCATTAAATGGTGTTTATAACTATACAGGCAATAATGCAAGTTTACTTGTTAATAGAAACTTAACAGCAACCAGCGCAGTAAATAGGACGATTGCTTTTTCAGAATTACCTTTTGCTGGACTTGATTTAGTAACACAAAATAAGTCCTATACATACATAGGATTAACATCAGATTTGCTGGTTACTAGAAATCTAATTGCACTTAATGGCGTTTATACTTATACAGGTAATAACGCTGTATTTTCTCAAACATTAACTGCATTAAATGGTGTTTATAGTTGCACAGGCAATAATGCAAGTTTACTTAAAACTTATAAAGTATATGCCATTAACGGTGAATATGGTTATGTAGGCTATACATCAAGACGAAAAATATTTATTGGTAACTGGGAGATAGGAGAGGATTTTGTTGATGTATGGACTTGTCAGGACGATAATACTTCATCAGTATGGACAAAACAAACACCACCAACTGCAACTTGGAATTAAAAAATGAATTATGCAGACATTGTAAACTTAACGCTGGGCTACGCAGATCGGCAAGATACCGAAGTAACCTCACGCATGGATTTATTTATGCGTGTTACTGAGGCTCGTATTAATAGGATTCTTATGACGCTTGATATGTCATGCAGGGCTACAACACCAATGAACAGCACAACTGAATATTATTCATTGCCAATTAACTATTCTGTTATGCGCTCTATTAAGGTTATTGATAATAATAACTCAAAAAGCAGAGTAACTTTGTTGCAAGTCAATCCAGAACAAATGGCAAATATCATTAACAATGGTGAAACACAGTTTCCATGTTATACCATTATTTCAGGTGATATTCATGTACAACCTTTTTATGATAATACTCATTCACTAGAGATTGATTACTTCCAAACACTACCGCCTTTATCATCATCTATCACGACTAACTGGCTATCTGACTCCAATCCAGATACTTATATTTTTGGATTATTAGTTGAGATTAACAGTTTTATTAAAGATGCAAACTCAGCTACTATGTGGGACGCTAGATTCCAACAATCTATGAGTGAAATAACAATGAATGATGCTAAATCAACATGGTCTGGCACATCCTTAACTACTTTGGTGGGTTAATATTATGGGTTTAGAAACAGGCAGTACAATATCAAGTCTTATTACATCAAATCCTACTAGCTCTGATCCTGTAAACCAAGGTGATGACCATATAAGATTAATAAAGTCAGTGCTACAGGCACAGTTTCCTGGCTCTACTAGCACTGGTTTTAATACAGCAATTACAGCAACAGAGGCTGAGTTAAATTCACTTCACAATAGTGGTATTGGAAACCTTGTTGCTAATGTACATGCAGATGGTTCTGGAAATGTTGGTATTGGCACAGCTAGTCCTGCTCAGAAACTACATGTAGTTGGAAATAGTTATGTATCAGGAACAACATTACTTGCAGACGCAGGATTTATGTTTAACTCTGATGGTGGTCAAGACACAGGTATTTCATGGGCATCTGATGGTGTAATGAATGTAAGATGTAATGCAAGTACCGTTGGACAGTTTAATAGCACTGGTTTTACAGGCAACTCAGCAACAGCTACTAATGCTACCAATGCGACTAATGCCACCACCTCTACAACTTGTACAGGCAACTCAGCAACAGCTACTTATGCGCCTTTAATATCAGGAACAGCAGTTACAGTTTCAGGTGCAGTTATATCGTTTACTGGTATTCCAAGTTGGGCAAGACGTATTACAGTTCAATTAGTTGCAGTTACTACTGTTGCTGCTGGAATACCTGCAATTAGAGCTGGTAATGGAACTTATGAGGCAACTGTATACTCAGGTGTAACAAGTAAAATAGGGGCAACAACTGTTGATAGTGGAGCAAGTGCTACAACATCATGGGATTTAATAAATTCAGCCTCTTCAACTTATATTTATACTGGACAAGTTGTAATCACTAAAGTAACAGGAAATATTTACGTAATGTCAAGTACATGCACTTATTCAGGAAGTACAAATGTGATTGCAAATGGAACTAAAAGTTTTGCTGGAACAATAGACAGATTGCAATTACTTATGTCCACAGGGACTGATACATTTAATGGTGGAACTATGAATATTATGTGGGAATAATTCTCATGCCATTATTAAAAATTAATAATTTAGGCGCACAAAATGTAAATTTTGACTTAGAACCTTGTGATTTGCCACCTGAAGTATTTACTTATGGAGTAAATTACAGGCTTTTAAATAACAAGATTAAATCTTCAAACATGTCAAAAACATTGGCTACACCATCAGCTAATTTTAAGGCAGGTTTAATTATGTCAGTTAATGTAGCAAGTGGTAATTTTTATGTATTATTGGGACAGTCAGCTGCATGGGTTTATAACGGATCAGCATGGACAGCAATAACTTCTGCAACAGGATACCCAGGGATTAGTACAGATGGTGAATTGTATTGGCAAGGTTGTATGCTTGGAAGTATTCCAATTATTAATAATAGACAGCATTATCCAGAATATTGGTCGCCACAACAAACAGCACAGATACTTAATCCTCTTAACTTTGACCCAACTCATACATGGCAATCAAAAGGTTATAGTGCAAATATTATTCGTTCTCATAAAGACTTTTTATTTGCTCTTAATCTGTCAGAAGGAGGAGCAACGCTTCCATCAACTTATCGCTGGAGTCATCCTGCTGATGTAAATGGATTGCCATACACTTGGGACGAAACAGATTTAGCATCTATAGCAGGTAAGGCATCTATTGGTGGCGATATGGGTGCATTGATTGATGGTAAATCTTTAAGAAATTCATTTTGTTTATATTCAGAACGTGGAATAACAGTATTAAATTATGTTGGGGGTGAATTTGTATGGCAAGCACAAACTCTAACATCAAATCATGGATTGTTGGCTAAAAACTGTGTAGCAGAAGCCAATGGATCACATTACTTTTTATCTGATGGCGATATATTATCTAATGATGGAAACTCTATACAGTCTATATTAAATAAACAGTTAAAAACACGATTAACTAACAACATTGATACAACTTATTTTGCTAATTCATTTGCTTTAACCAATCCTATTACCAAAGAGATATGGTTTTGTATTCCAGAAGTAGGAAATAAGCTACCTAACATTGCGTTTATATTTAATTATGTAGATGGTACTACTTCAATTCGTAATATACCAAACACAACAACAGGTCTTACGTTCGGTGTGAATCTTTCTGTTCCTTTGCTATGGAATAATATTTCAGATACATGGGATACGTCATCAAGGGTTTGGACATATGATTCAACATCAGTATTCTCTAAAACGATTGTAAGTACAAATAACGTCAATAGCGCAATAGTTTCACTAGAGCTAGACGATAACACTACTGTTCAAAATACGTTGCTAGAAAGGCTTAGTTTTGCCTTAGAAGGGCAGGAAGTGGTAACAACAACACAAAGTGTATACCCACACTTAACATCTAATGAATCAGTTAGTATTCAACTTGGATCACAAGATTTTGTAGGTAGTGCGGTAAGATGGAAGCCAGAAGTGTTATTTGATCCAAAAACAATGCGTAAGGTCGATATTAGAACGACTGGAAAGCTACTGTCATGGCGCATAAAGTCAACGGGTTTATTGCCATTTACTTTAAGTGGTTTGGATATAGAATATGTAACTAATGGGGTGAGATAATGGATAGTACACTGATTGCCCAACTGCTAGGTCAGATGGATAAGTCTACACAAGAAAGCCCATACAGCATGAAAGGCTTGGCTTATAAAGCACTTAATCAAATGGATGACTTCAATAAAGAAAGTCCTGACTATGGCATGGATAGTTATATTAAAAAGAATGGCGTTCCATCCCCATACCAGTCAATGGTTGAGTACATGAAGGGTGGTAGGCATATTGGTGATGAATTTAAGATGCCTAACCACCAAACATTCTCAACACAAAGCAGTTATTCTGCGCCAGATATGCAAGGTGGTGAATGGAAAACGGGTGGTGCTGAGGGTTCACCTTACTGGAGCTTTAAGCCTTCTGAATTTAATTTAAAGCAAAATCCTATTGAAGAGTTAATGAAGTATTGGAAGTCAAATCAACCAGAGGGTACATTCTTACAGTTACCTGATGGCAATAACTTCCCAATGTCAAAAATGGCATCTGATATTTATGGTTATAAAGTACGACAACCCTATCAAAGCGAGAATACATTTTTTAAGCGGAATCCTAGTGTTGCAGGAATGGCGGCTGAAGATAATCAAATTACGCTTAACCCTTATTCACCTTTAACAGATGAAAGAAAAGCGGCGGTGGCACAAAATGAAGCAATGCGGCTTTATATGCGTGAAAACGAGCTTGACCCCCAATTTCAAGTAACTCCAGAACAAACTAAATACTTTGCTGGTATGGAATATGGAAAACCTGAAAATGCAAAATATATGCGCCAAACTATATTAGGTCGTATATTTTCAGGCGACCCTACTGCAAATGCTACGCCAGAACAGGTAGACATTGCCAAACGCATTGCGCAAGGGTTACGTTTACGGACACCTACTTATGAATGACGGGAGAAGATAATGGAACAACCTCCTTTTACAACATCACCAGAGCTTAAAGAATATCTAGTAAGACAACTGACATCAGTTAATTACAAAGCTGATGATCTAGGTAATCTATCAGCATTAACTGCATTGCCAGCGAAACCGCACATAGGGAAGATTTATTATTTTTCCAATGCGATACTGCCAGATATTACTTATGAAGGAGCATGGGTATACACGTCTTACGGCTGGACATCATTATCATCAATGTCATCTGCTCCTTATGGTGCATTTTCAGATACTTTAACGCATACAGTTACTGCAAATACTGCCAATCTAATGACATTTAATACTACTGATTATAGTAGTAATGTTAGTATAGTAAGCAGTTCAAGAATAACTGCTGCTTATGCAGGGTTATATAACATACAATTCAGTACGCAGCTTCAAAATGTTGATAATGCTCCACAAGATGTTTTTATCTGGTTAAGAATAAATGGAGTTGATGTTGTTGGTTCAACAGGTCTTATTGGACTGCCAGCTCGTAAATCTGTAGGTGATCCATTTCATGATATTAAAGGTTGGAACTTTTTTGTGAGATTAACAGTAGGTCAATATGTTGAAATTGTATGGTCTACAACAAGTGCAAATGTAACTATACAAGCATATACAGCAGGAACTTTACCAACTAAACCATCAACTGCATCTAATGTAGTAACAATGACTTATGTAGCACAATGAATAATTATAATATAGTAGCATTACCACCAACATTAGTAGAAGTATTGTGGGAAAAGATGATACCACATTTGGAAAGAGTGATACCACTTGCAAATAATGAAGTAACACTTGAAGGTGTGAAATTATCTTTATTATCTGGAAAAGAAATGGCTTTACTTATATGCAAAGGAAATGAAGTTATTGCTGTTCATACTTTAGAAGTAAGAATATTTGAAACAGGATTAAGAGTATTATTTATTAATCTTATTGGTGGTAGTGAAATGGATAAATGGTTTGAACAATATGTACTTGTAATGAGGGCTATAGCAAAAGACTTAAATTGTACAGAAGTCAGAGGTTGTGCAGTTAGAGATGGGTGGATTAAGTATCTTAATGCTATGGGTTTTCAAAAAATATCAACAATCGTTAAATTAGATTTAGGGGAATAACATGGCAAGTGCAGGTGGAGGCGGTGAACAAAGCAGTTCAAGTAATCAAAGTCAGTTTCAACAAAAAATACCAAAGTGGCAATCTAATGCGCTTACTCAAATGTACAATGCAGCAGCAGGCACTTATGGTAATGTTGGAAATACCATTAATCAACAAATGGGTGGAGCGCAAAATTATATAAACCAAACTAACCAAGCTGCTATGCCAGAATGGCAAAACCAGTTAGGCGGTGGTGTATATCAAGGCATGGATAATGCTAATAGACTTTCAGAATCTTTACAGCAATCTTTAAATGCTCCAACTAACACACAAAGTATCTAT